TGCGTATAAATAGTGCTTTGACATCCCGATAAAAGCAGCAAAAGCAATAACCTCATTTTATGGCTCATTTAGTCTATCAGTTATAACTTTTAAATGCTCAGGAGTTAATGGTTTTGTAATTAAATCAGCAATATCAGCATATTTAATTTGTTTATTTCTTTCATTTCTATTTTGCCTAACCATACTAACTCCTTTTTCAACAGCAGATTGTATAAAACCACCTCTTGCCATATTGTCATAACTTTCACCAGCAGCTCTTGTTGGTTCAGTTGAAGTACCTATTCTTGTAGAAATTTGTTGTGCTTTTCTACCGCTTTCATTAGCCACTTTAAGCATATCTATAAATTTTTTGCTGTTTGTTGGATTTTCAAATATAGCATTTATTTTATTTTGCAGTCCTTCTGATTTTATTAATTTATTAATACGATTTGCATTCAAATTTCCATCTACCATTATATCCAACAAGCCACGCATAAAACCTGATTTATATATATCTTTTTCTGATTTAGTCATTCTATCTAATCGAATAGTAATGTCATCAGCAGTAACCCTATTTTTACTTCCAGCTTGTCGTCCATCTGCCATTGCATTTTTTAATGCACTATTTCCAGAATAAATTTCTCTTGCTTTGGCATAATCTGGTGATAATTGATCAACTTCTAAAATGTAGTTTCTTAAACTTTTGTTAATAGCTCTACCCATATTATTTAAATTAAGAACTTGCGTAGTTCCATCTCTAAACTTTTCAATTTGGTCATCAAAACTTCTTTTTATATAATCTAATAATTCTACAGATACATTATCGTTCAATACCGGTTTATTTTTAACTATATTTACACCTAAGTTTGATAAGTTTTTTTGTTCTTGTTGCATTAATTTGACAGCATTTTTAGTAGCTACTACACCTGCTGGTGTATTTAAAAAACTTTTTATTTTATCATTTAAAGGTACAATTTGTGCATGTGCAGAATCATAATATGGTTGTGCTTCTTTTTGCATTTGCCGATTTATTGAAGAAAATTGTTGTGTAAAATCTTGCAATGGATTTGCTAATGATTGATTTGCAATATTAAGAACTTGTTCTGTTTGCCCATCTAATATTTTTTCTCTGTATGTTTCCATTGTGTTTTTGCCTTCACCTACATTAGATGATGACAGTCGTGCTAATGAATTTGTATTATCTTTAGTTATATCTATTAAATTTGGTAACCTGTTATTTTTCATAGTAAAATCTTGCACTAATGCTGGCAAATCGTACCCATCAGGATAGTCAAATTCTAAATTACTTTTTATTAATTTGTTTGCTTCTCTTCTTGGTGGAAAAACAGTATCTATTTTTTCATTTACTGCACCTAAAACATTACTAGCTTTTTCACCTATTTTATTAGTTACACCCCTAACTGTATTAACCGATGATGTTGGTGGTACTGCTGTTGATGGACCTTGTGGTTGTCGTGGTGCTGGTAATTGTTGAAATTTATTATCAATATTTTGATTTCTCATGGTTATCTTGGGCATTCTAGCACTAGCAATTTGTGGATTTACGCCAACAAAAGGTGTTTCAGTTAGCATTGCTCCAACATCTCTTTTTAACAAATTTGTATCTGGAACTCCTTGCCGACCAAGATAATCTGCACCTAATGATGTTGCAGCAGCTAAACCACCGCCAAGCACATTTGCACCACCAACAAGAGCATCAACTAAAGGTGTCATACCACCGCTACCTACAACATCTAAACCCTGTCGTACATTTGCCAAATCATTTGGTTCTAATCCAACACGCTCCCCAGATACTTGATTAAAATAATTTTTTGCACCACTTAATGTATTTTTGTTAAACATTTCAAATGGATTTAATCCAACAGGATTTATATTGCCAGCACGTTGGACTGCTGCGTCTAAATTATTATCATTAGATTGTTGTGCTGCAAATGCTTGTTTTTGTTCTTGCCTAAGTCTTTGATCTTCAACAGGATCACCAGTTATAGGCACACCTATTTCACCAGATTCTACACGAGATGGAAAAGCATTTTGTAGTCTTCTGCCATTTTCCTCATCTATTTCTTCTAAGGTATATCCAGCATCTAATGCAACCTCTTGATTTACAGGTTGTAATTTACCTCGTCTTCTATCATTTTCTGCATCTATTTCTACTTGTGTATATCCAGCAGCTATAGCTTTTTTTTGATCTACAGGTTCAAACATATTACATGTCCCTTATAGGTGTTCTATTTTTTGGTTGACCGCCAGCCCTAATGTTGGATCGCTCTTGGTAAAATCCTTCTTTTATAGCAATAGAGTCAATTAGTGTTTGTCTATAATCTAAGAGTGCTGATCTAAACAATTCTGGGCTAGTTTCTAATGTTGCTCTTTGTAATGATTGGGCTGCTTTACCACCTTCAACATCTGTAACTGGTCCTGTACCTTTTAAACCCTGTATTCCCTCTAAGAATATACCACCCATATATTGATTATACCTAGCAACAAAATCTTCTTGTATATCACTATAGTCAATATTAATTTCTGATGAACCTAACACACCATCAGCACCTGAGTGCATAGGTATATAATCGTCATCACCAACTTTACCTCTACCAATTAATTCATCAATGTTGCGAATAGCTCTTCTTGCTTTTTCAGCACCCAAAGCAAAAGTTTGATATTCTTTCGCATCTTCTAGGTTTAAATTCATTCTTTGTGTCATAAGGTCTTCATTTGCCCAAACAAACGAACCGTCATCTCTTTCTTGTACAACGTGATCTGGGCCATAACCTTGCTTTGCTTTTTCTTCATTTGTTAAAGTTCTATATGTTTTCTTTATTGTTTTTAAACTATCAGGTACGTCTGTAATTTCACCTGTTACTACATTTACCATATGTGACGGCTTTCCAAACTTGTCATATACAACATTCATTTGTTCACGTTGTTTTGGAGCATCAGGAAAAGATTTCTTTTCTCCAGTTAGGCTACTTGTTTGCCACATAGGATTGCCATTTTCATCAAACTTTGGTATCCATTTCTCTCTATTTCGTTCCGCTCGTGCTTGTGTATTTCTTGCTGTCTGTGCAGCATTCCTTTTATTGTATAAATTAGCAAACGCCTGATTGCTTAAACCTTCCGTATTCATGGCTTGTCCATATGCTTGATCAGAACCGCCAACAATAGCTTCTTCAAGCACAGACATTGGTGGCATTGGTAAAGCATCATAAGTGTCTGGTCCAGTTACGTCAGTCATATCCTGACGACTTTGGTCATAACCTAATACTTCAGGAGTACCAGAAAATGCTGTTTCGTATGCTTTTCTATCAACACCTTGCTGTTTTTGCCTACGTTCTAATTCATCATCAACAAGTTTCTTTTGTGAATAAGCATCAACTAATCTTGTACCTGTCCGGGCAAACGCCTCACCAATGGATGATGGGTCTTGTTGTTGTGAGTACCTACGGTTTTGTTTGTCCATAAGTGCTGCAAGTAATTCAGACCTAGATGCACCGCTATTTAAAAATTGATTAGCCATTATAATTTTTCTCCGCTAGTCTTAATATTGCAGCTTTTTCTGCATCTTTTCTTTTTTGCACTGCATCAAATCCAGCACTTAAACTATCAGCAGCATTACTCATACCTCTTTCAAGTGGATCAGTTGTTGGAGTTGCTGCACCACCATTTGCTAACAATTTAGCTATTATTGCACTATTGCTTGCTGTTGGCATTAGTCCAGTAGGTTGCTGCTGTTGTTGCTGTTGTTGCATTATGATAGCTTGCATTTGCTGTGGCGTTAAATTATTCATTATATAGCCCCATAATTTACATGTTTCATGCCGTTAATTTCTTGCACAGCTTCTGGTATTACTTTTTCAATTTCTTGTGCCATAACACCAATCCAATCACCTACTCTGTCTATGTAGTTATAACTGTATAAATTATGACCTTTATATTTACCTATGCGTTTTATGTTAGTTTTTGATTTTATATCAGACATAATTGCAGCAGAGCCTAATGCACCGCCAAGTTCCATAAGACCGCCCATAAAGCCACTTGATGCTTGTTGTCTAGCCTTTGCAACATCTATAGCTTGTTGGTTAGCAGCTAATGAAGCTCCTACCAGGTCACCTGACTGTACTGCTACATTTGGTGAGGCTGCAAATTGTGGTAATTGTACACCACCAGATTGACCCATAAGTGCTGCAAGATCATTAAGAGGTATATTCCTGTTAAAGATTTGTTCTTGCAGTGCATTTTGTCGTGCAGTGTTTTGCAGTTGTGCATTACCAGCAGCTTGTTGATATCTTTGTGCCTGTAGTTGGTTATTAAGGGCATTGGCTTGCTGTTGTTGTGCAAACCTTTGTGCTTGTGCATTGTTAGCAAATTCTGCACCAGCAGCCCCTTGTGTAAACGCCTGACCTCGTGCTTGATTAGCAAAAGCAGCTTCAGCTTGTCTTTCACCAAACTGTTGACCACGAAGACCTGTTTGTTGTGCAAATCTTTGTTGATTAGCTTGATTTGCTAATGCAGCCTGATTCATTCGCTCATTGACTAATTGTTGCCTTGCAGCAGTATTTTGTCCGAATGCTTGCTGACCAGCCTGATTAAATAAACTTGCACGAGCTTGTTGCTCACCAAACTGTTGCCCTCTTAAACCTGTATCTTGGCTAAAGTTTTGACCTATTGCTTGATTGCCAAGTTGTGTGCCTGTAGCTCTTTCACCAAACTGCTGACCTCTTAAAGCCATATCTTGACCAAACAATCTTGCCTGTTCACCACGTCCGGCTGCTACTGATGCTAGTGCCAATTCATTTAAGGCTCTGTTTTGGTTAGTTTGCACACCACCTAATATTTCAGAACCAGCTTCAGAACCTAAAGGCAACCCACGCTCAGATAACCGCACTTCAGCATCACGCATTGCTCTGCCAAATTGTGGTTCTAGCAATGATCTACCACGTTCAAATGTAGCTCTTTCCAATTCATTGCCTTGTAGTGCAAAATCATCTCTAACGTCTTGTAAACCGCCTGTGTTAATACCTTGTGCTTGATTAACTGTAACGCCTTGTAAACCACCTTCTAATTGGTTTTGTACTGCCTGTGGGTCTATGCCAAACAACCCTGCTTGGTTAATATTACCTTGAGTGCCTTGCACACCGGCACTTTGTAAATTACGATTATTAATACCGCCTAATGGATCAAATTGACGTAACTGACTTTGTACTTGTCCGGCATTTGGATTAAAGCCTTGTATTTGTCCACCGCTAATATTAGAAACCATGTCTGGCACAGCACTATAATCAATTTCCTGGCTTAGACCTTCACGCACCCTGCCAAGTTGATCTCTTGCAATATTAGCTGTTTGCCCTTGTATATAATCTTGATCAGCTAATTTTTGTTGTTGTGCATCACTTAAAGTTACAGTTCTTGTAAAGGATGGAATTTCAATATTACCTAATGCTGATCCACCCATAGGAGTTTGATAACCGCCACTAATTTGACCGTCTGTATATTGCTCATCTGGTTGCAAAGGATTGTATGTCATTGGACCACCAACACCATAATTCTTTTCGCTATCTTGTGGTTCTTGATATTGTGGAGTATTATTTTGAGCTTGATTAATTTGTGGTGCAGCACCTTGTGGCGTATTATAATTAATAGCCCTACGCATTGCAGGGTTTTGATTTTGCGTATATGAAACAGTTCCATAAGGTGTTACTTCATTAGTCTGATTTAATAAAGCTGTAGCTATAGATGCTTCTAAGTTATTTTGACCCTGTTGATTTGCAAGACCTACGGCATCTACTGGTGCTGGCATTTGTACTGTTGGACTACTCATTTTATAACCACCTTGTGTTGTGTTTCAATAACCCATAAGATATTGCGTCTGTTGTTCCCAGATGTGCCATCTTATGTGTACCTTCTTGTTTAAAGCCTAATCGTAAGGCTAATTTTCTCATTGCTTTATTGTTTTTACCGCACATCATATTTACTCTAATGCAATTAAGATGATTAAATGCCATTTCAAATACAGCCTTCAGCACTCTGCGATTACACCATTTTTTGTCTGTTGTAGCAATATGTATGTCTACCATAAAGCCGGCATAGTTGTTAAACACTGCCCCGGCTATTAATCTGCCGTCTAATACAGCACCTATAGCTCTGCATTCACCTTCTAAACTTATGCCTAATTCACGAGAAACCCACAAGCGAACCATGTCGTCACAATTATACGCTAATTGTACACCGTTTAGTTCTTCTATTTGTTTCTCTGCTTGCATATTATTTACCAACTATTTTAAATAAAGTATCTACAATAAAGCCTAGTGACGTACCGATAACTAGCAGAACCATGCCACCGCCCTTCCATCTGTTCATTTGAGCAGATAGTTTATGCACTTCATTAGCAAGGTCAGTTGTAGTCTTTTGCAAAGTAGCAACTTGTGCTTCTAACTTGCCAATGTTTTTATTCAGTTCTTTGCTCATAATAAATCCTATGCTTCTAATGTTGTAATTCGTGCTTCAAGTTCTTGTATAGTTTTAACTAGCAATAGTTTCTCTCCATTGTTGACCGTCTTCTAAAGTATCAGGTTGCACAACGTCTGTGCTATGGATTATTTCTTCTACTGCTGCTGTAGTAATTACAGTTTCCATAGTCGGTACTTGAGTAGTAACCTCAACTTCAACCTCAGTAGATACACCATCTATGTCTTGACGCTGAACAACAGTCTCAGTTGTTTCAGTAGTTACACCACGTTGTTCGGTTTCAACAATGGTTTCTCCTGCTAAGTTTACATAAGAACCTGTTTCAACAGTTTCCATAACTTGAGATTGTGTAGTTACTTCTTCAATGGCAGGAGTAAACACTTCACCAGTTGCAGCACTAGGTACTTCTGGCTCAACAATTACATGACCTTCATCATCTGTCCATTCAGTATCTAGCATATGAGCATCTTTACGTTCACCACGAACTTCCCAATAAACTTTGTCTGTGCTTGTTGCATCTTGGCAATTTATTGTAATGACGTTATTGACAACAGAACATTTGACAGGGCTATAGCTGCTTTCATTTGAGCTTGAGTGTGTGAGCAATGTATTCAATGCTTCAAATGTTCCCTCTGTCATTCCTGAGTGAGTATCAATATTAACGCTTGCTGTTCCATCAACTAGAGTAACCATACCTGAGTAAAGGTTCTCCGCTCTGGGACTTTCGACAAATGAGTGAACTAGCTTATGCGTCTCAGCCATCTCTGGTAAAGGATGCGGTATTTTAAAAGACCCAGAGGCCTTAGAAATAGCCCCTGCAAAGGTGGCGTTTAGGTTGGTAGCTAAAGTCAGTGCTGTTGTTGAGTTTGCTATAAGTTTGAGATCATGAGCAGAAGTTGTACCAACAATACCTAACGCAGATTGTGCTTGCATTTGGACTGTAGCACCACTTGTACGCGATGCGTTAATTTGTCCATTCCCACCCGAAGACGGTTTATGTGTCAAGGATGAGCCTTCAGCAAGAACATTCCCTGCGAAGGTGGCGTTCATATCATGTTCAAGCAGCAAAGCAATAGAACCGTTTACATTAGACGCACTTGGATGGGTCATAAAGGCTAACCCATGTTGGTCATTATCTGCTCCTGTCTGTTTAGACATAATTGCTGCACGAACTAACGAATCTGAACTTTCAGTAAACCCAATTGAACCTTGATATGTACCGTTTGAGTTAACACCGCCTGACTTTACTAATAAACCGTAAGGTGTGCCTCCTGCTAGTGTTGGTACGCCACTTGTTTCTACACTAACATCCCCTGCGAAGGTAGCGTTTTGTGTGCTATCAAGGGTTAATGCTGTTGTAGCAGTAGCATTTGAGTTACTAGTTTGAAATACCATCGCTGCTTTAGGTAAAGTATTTGAACCTGTGCTTGTTACTTTTATTGCTGCTACGTTAGCAGGGCCTGCACCACTAGTATCTTCAGTGTACCAATTTAATTCTCCTAAATTCTCTCCACCCGACCAAGTTTGACTAGGTGAATTAATTGTAATGCTTGCAGCATTTGCACCTGTGTCAACAATAACATCACCCGTGAATGTGGCGTTTTGTGAACTGTCAAGTGTAAGTGCTGTGCTTGAGGCGTTGTCGTCTATGCCTGTGGAGGTGAAGGTTGTTACGGTTGTTGCCCCTGCCCCCAATGCACCTGTAGTTGTAATTGCTGAAGCACCATTATCTATTGTGCCAAAGCCAGACGTTATTGAGCCAGAGTTTAATGCACCTGTTGTAACAATACTGCTAGACCCTGCAATTGGACTATATAATGAACCAAGTGCTGTGCCATTTAGAGTGATAGCATCAGCCTCTAACGTGCCGTCAACATCAACGTCACCACTAAAATCACCTGTAGCTGCATCAAGTTCACCGCTTAAAGTAATGTTTGTAATGCCTGTTAATGCACCGTTTAAAGCAACAGCACCGTTTATATCTATAGTCGTAGCTGCAATCTGTATCTCAGTATCTGCGACAATATCTAATTGACCGTCAGCAGAAGAGTTAATGTATATAGCTGCATCACGAAACTGTACTTTGTCATCAGTAGATACAGAAACGTCTGTACCGCCTGTTGTGTTGCCAATAGCAAGCACTTCTGACAACGTATCTGCTGTATCAACTTGTGCGTCTACATAGGCTTTAATGGACTGCTGTGACGCTGCTTTTGTTGCACTGTTTGATGACATATCATCTTCATCAAGAAATGCTGTGCCAGACAAACCTGTGTTTAGTACAGGACTAGTTAAAGTTTTATTTGTAAGTGTGTCAGTCGTTGCCTTACCAACTAATGTATCTGTTGCATTTGGCAATGATACGGTTCTATCTGCTGTAGGATCGACAACTGTCAAGGTGGTTTCATGTGCGTCTGCGGTTGCACCTTCAAAAATGATAGTGCCACTTGTAACAATACCACCTGTGGCAGTTGTCAAACCAGTTACAGTCATGGTGCTACTAAAAGTAGCTACAGCACCAGCGATAGTGCCTCCCATAGTTATATTATCAACCCAAAGGTTTGCCCAACGCACTCCTGTGCTACCAAGATCATCCGTGCTATCAGTATCACTTATAATGTTTGAACCAGAAACAATCCCTGCTGTTGTTGTAAGCAAGCCTGTTGATGTTAATGTACCTGTAAACTGTGCAGAAGCACTGCTTATTTTTAATGATGAATTTGTACCTTTACCGTCTGATACAAAACGTAGAGTGCTATCAACACCGTCATTGGCATTGCTGACCTGTAATAAGTCACCGTATGTATCTTTTGGCGAACGACCTGTTAAAGTTGCCATTAAATTATTCCTCCACGTCTATAAATTACGTCAGTTGAGTACCATACCAACGATTCTGCTGTTTCACCGTCTAATACGATAGAAAATGTTTCGCCAACTGCACCAACAGTTAAACTTGTAGATGCAATACCAGACCCTTGACCCCATGCAAGTTCCCAATCTTCCCAATCAAAGACACCAAAGGCTTCCCAAGGTTCTGCATTAGGTGCTAATGATTGATTGTTAGCAACAAGTTGTAAATCACTAAAATCGGCTTGCACATCCATAGTTAAATTAACTGTGCCACCGCCTTTAACAAATGGTCTAAGCATTGTTACTTCTTTTTTTGTGCCATCTAACGGTCTATCTGGTGCAACTAAACTATTACTTGCCTGTTTACAAACACCTTTAACAACACTAAATCCAGCACTTGTATCTTGATTGCCATCGTCTAATCGGTAAACTTTACCGCCAGCAAAGCCACCATACATACTGTTATTTAAACTTGCCATTGATTGCATATTACGGTCTTTATACTGACCCCATGCACCTGTGATGGTGTTTAAAACGTGCTGATCATACACACTGTCTTCTGAAACAGGCACATTAAAGATTAGCTTGCGTCCGTCTGGTGATAGCATTGCTTCCCAACCGTTCAAACTACCACCGTTTTCTACAGCCTGTGCAACAGCATCTCTTATCTTTTCGCTTATTGCATCATCTGGTCTAACTTTACCTTCCATAATGCCTGTGCAAGTTAAATAACCAGATCTAGTTATAATAACTAATTCACCACCCCAATTTATTAAACACCGTCTGCCAATAGGCTCTGGAGCATTAAAACGACCAACTAAGGTAAATGTACTACTGACATCACCCTGGTAGACTAATATCTCCCCGGTAGACATTACAAATACAGTAGCATCATCTGCACCATCACCGCTATCCCTTGACCAAGAACCAATTGCCATTAGTGTGCCATTACGTGCTATTTCACTTAATGGAAACTTGACTAACGCACCTGTAATAGAACCAATGCCACCATACCAAGCATCAGCAGTATCTTTTTGACAAAACCATAATCTGTTTCTAACAACACGAACATTAATTAAGTCTGTTATTGTTAAGCCTGATCCTGTCCAACTTGTTGATGCAAGAGTTGTGCCGTTCCAATCTTTAGGAGCATCAGCACCATTTACAAAGAAACCACGAGCATTGTAATTTTCACCTTGCCACTGTGAGTTAGTTAAACCTGTTGCTTTTGCTGATGGTGTGCCACTTGTTATGTCATAGAAATTACCGTCAGAGGCAGCGAGTAAATCATTACTATCAGCACTTTCATACTCAAATAAGAACTCAACCGCCCCTGACATACCCTCAGCAAAGAGGACATCACCTTTACGGAGGGTAACACCATCATTCTCAGGGAAAAAATTAATCATTTTAACTGCGTCCAGGGAAGGCATAGCTGCTAAATTATCTCTTGCATTCCATCCCCCGGTAGGTGACGGTAACGAAAATATCTGTGCAGTTTGTTGCAGTCTGCGATTATCTAGTAATGGTTGCCTCATACGTTCCAGCTTCCATCAGGAGTTATAACTAAAAACTTGTCAAACATAACGTCAGAGCCGGTATCAATTATTCCAGCACCGTTATCATTTATGCTGCTTTCAATAGCCATTTCATAATCACGAAATTCTTCTGCATAAGGTAAACCACGACTTTTTAATATTCGCCATTTAAAGCCCAAAGCAACAGTATCTTCGTCAAGTAACGCTGTATCTGTATCTGCTAGGTATTTAGCTTGCAATGTGCCATCACTAGCCTCTGCAACACCATTTGATTGGTATTCATAGTTGATTGTAGCTGTGCTATCTGGTGTGGGATAGAAATAAAAGACCTTATCATTGTTTGCAGTAGCTTTGTATATTCGCATATATCGTGTTAGGGACGTATTAGAAACAGAACTGTTCTTAAAAAATTCCCACAAACTAGCAGATATAGGACCAAACACTTTACGATTGTTTGTGTCATCCCACATACTGTCATTCATAAGACCTTTAAAATCTGACGGTAAAGCATATTGATCTGTGCCACTAGAAGTAGTAATTGTGCCTCTTACAGTTTGATTAGCCCAGTCAGTACGTTTTGCAGTTTCTAACAATGACCTGTTTGCCAAAGCTAAACTTAAAACGGCTGTTTCGTTTGTGTTACCAACTACGCTTGTTGGAACTTCAAACCCTCCGATTTCTTTTAGGCTGTCTTGTACTACGCTTAATAGGCTCATCCTGTGTTCCTGTCTTTGGTACATCAGGGATAGCTGTTTCAGCCCCCATTAGTGCAATTTTGTTCTCTAAATCTGCAATTTTATCTAACGCTTTTTGTAATGTTACATCATTTTTGTCTTTACCGCTAACAAATAATTTTGCAGCATTTTTAAGTTTATTAGCACCCATGCCAATATTACCTAAATTACCATCAGAAACATTGCTTAAATCTTCGACTGTAAAGATGCTCATATACTCTAATTGTGCAACCATCTCCGGCTCAACGCCTGTCCAATCTCTTAATGCCGTCCCTTCTGATCGTAACTGTTCTTTTTTCTCGTAAGCATCCCAATGCTTTTTATATTTGTTTTTATCATCTTCTTCTATCTTCCGAACAACTATTGAATGCCTTTGACCGGGAGAAACAATCTCTAAATATGGCAAAAAATCATAAATAAGTTCATCTGCTTCTTTACTTTTAAAATTGTTAATAACCTTTTTAGTAAATATTGTAACTATGTTGCCATCATCAGCAGAGGCAGTAGTTGTAAAATTATTGATGTCCATATCAAATCCTTTTGTTAAATTAATAGTAATGAGGGACAGTTAGTTTCCTAACTGCCCCATCATTTAGTTTACTATGGGAACATGCAAACAATTTGCTTTGCAGAAATATCATCTGCATAAGCACACACATGGTCAGTAACAGCAGCAGATACATCAAGTGTACCATCGCCAGCACCAACTGGTGTTAATGCATTTCCATCAGCTCCAGCAGTCAAAGCAATAGTCAATGTTGCTGGACCACGAGTTTGCAGCCATCCATATTCACCATCAGCTAAAATTGCCTGTAGTACACCAGCACCTACATTAACACTATCTGACACGTCAGAAGTAACAACATAAGTTTGTGTAGCACCAGCACCGTCATAATACGCAACTTCACCAGCAACTCCTGATACAGCAGCAGTACCGGCTTCATATTGACAATAACGGTACACTTTACCGTCAGAAGTACGTCCTACTGAACCTAACTCAAAGGTTGCAGAGGTGTCAACTTGGGTAATATTCATTCCAGTTATATAAGACATAATTTTTTTACCTTTCTATTACGCTTTTATAACGCCTTGCAAAGAACAGTTACTTGCTGTCATGTTACCCATGAACAATATGTGCTTTGTAATTGCGTCTTGGTTATTGGAAACACGATCATCACTAACCGCATAATTTGCATCTTTGTGTACTTTAAAAAACAGATAATCTGTGTTCAATAGATACATTTTGTCTGCACCAGCACCATTGTCAAGAACGACAGGAGCT